GCATGGCAGCGGATTCGGGATGAGCGAAACACCGATATCAAGTACATCTGCGGGAATCCGTGGTCCCAGAAAGACCGGAAAGCGCGGGAGGACGCGGGGCGTCCCACGATCAGCCACGACGAGCTGGGGCAGTATGTCAACCAGTGCGTTAACAGCGTGCGGCAGAACAAGCGCGGGATCAAAGTAGACCCGGCCGGAGAGGGAGCGAGCGAACAGACGGCCGAACTGCGGCAGGACCTCGTCCGCACGATCGAGTACGAGTCGAATGCGCCATCGATCTATGCCGGCGCCTACCAGGACATGGTGGAGGGATCGTACGCCTTCTTTCGCATCGGCCGGAAGTACGTCACCGAGAATCCGGAATCCAAATTCAACCGGGGCCGGCTCTTCGACCAGCAGATCACGATCAAGCCGGTGGGCAATCCGAACTCCGTTTTGTTCGATCCGGACTGCCGGGAGCCGGACTGGTCGGACGGCGAGGCTTGCTTCGTGCTCGAGCGAATCGCAAAGCGGGAGTTCGCGCGGAAATTCCCGGACGCGGAGATCACGTCGTTCGGCTGGGATTATCGCAACACCTACTCGGACTGGGTATTCGATGACGACCTGCTGCTCGCGGAGTATTGGCGGGTCGAGAAGGAATTCAAGTGGTGGTATCTGCTCGAGAACGGCGAGGTGACGGATAACCCGCGCGGCCGCCAGGTCGCAGATAAACGGAATGTATGCACGCGGAACGTGGTGCAACACATCACGAACGGAGTCGAGGTCCTCGAGAGCAATCCGCAGCCGGGGACGATCCTGCCGATCATCCCGATGGTCGGGCTCGAGCGGTATCTGGACGAGGGAGGATACAGCCGGCGCGTCTTGTTCAGCCTGGTGCGGCTCGCGCGGGATCCGCAAATGAGCCTGGCGTACCTCAACAGCCAGGAGATGGAGGAGGCCGGCCTCTCCCCGAAGGTTCCGTTCCTGGGGTACAAGGGGCAGTTCGACAGCAACCGGCAGATGTGGGAGGACTGCACGAAGATCCCGTATGCGTTCCTCGAGGCCGACATTCCGGATAATTGGCCGGTGGGGCAGGTTCCTCCGCTTCCGCAGAGAGTTCCATTCTCTCCGAACTTCCAGAGCTACGAGGTTGCGAAGGAGAGTTGCCGGCGTGCGGTGCAGGCCGCGATGGGGATCATTCCGCTGCCCACGGGCGCCCAGCAGTCGATGGAAAAATCCGGGGTGGCGTTGAGCCGAATCCAAGAGGAGCAGGCGACAGGGTCTTACCACTTTATCGACGGCTACGACCGCGCCTTGCGTCTGGCGGGACGGGTGATCCTCGAGTGGATCCCCTCCACGTATCAGGCGGCGCGTCACGTGCACGTGCGCCGGCCGGATGACAGCTACCGGCTCATCACAATCAATACGCCCGGTCCGTACAAGGACCACGCCTCCAATGAGGACGTTCACTTTCCGGTGGATGACTCGGAACACACGGCAACGGTCTCGACGGGGCCCAGCTATGCCTCGCAACGGCAAGCAGTGAGCGACTTCATCGACGGACTGGTCGGGCAGCTCCCGAAGCTGCCGATCGCGCCCCCACAGGCCGCAAAATTGTTGGCGGTCGCGATCAAGACAAAGAACCTCGGGCCCCCCGGCGACCAGATGGCAGAGATCATCGATCCGTCATTGGCGGCGAACCCGAACCAGAGCGCTCAACAACTCCAGCAGGCGCAAGCCGCCGCGCAGCAGCAGCAGGCCATGATCCAGCAGTTACAGGCGGCATTGCAGAAGCTCACGATGGAGAGGCAGGCCAAGCTGATCGAATCGCAGACGAAGATAGTGCTAGAGCGGATGCGGGCACTGGCGGATCTCGAGGTCCAGCGCATGAAAGCCGACACCCAGCTCGCGGCTGCCGAGGTGCAGACCAAGTCGCAGATGGTGAGCGAGAGGGTGGCGGCCGTCGAGGAGCTTTACCGCCAGGCTCACTCGCAACTTCATGAGGCCCGGTCTCAGGCTGCGGACCAGCAACACGAGCTGCGCAGTCAGGTGTTAGATCAGCAGCATCAGATGGCTCTCGCGCAGCAACAGCAGGCGCAGGAGCAAACATTGGCGCAGCAGGCCGCGCCGGAGCAGGCCGCGCCGGGGGAGGGAACGGTATGACGACAAGCCCGATACGGTTGGCGCTGATGATTGTGGCGATCGTCTGCCTGATCCTCGCGGCGTTGGGAGTGTCTACACCCCGCGGCAACCTGATGGCGGCGGGACTTGCAATTTGGGCATTGGCAACGATTTTATGAGTGAGGACGTAACACCGGCCGCGGAGCCGTCTCCCGCGGCGACACCCGAAACCCCACCACCGGCTGAAGCAGTCGAGGTCCCGAAGGATCCCGAAGCATACGCCGAGTGGAGACAGACCGGAAAACTGCCGTCACCGGAGGAATCGGCGCCCTCCAAAAAGACCAGGCCGTCACCAGAGGACTCGGCACCCTCGAAAAGGCAGAAGAACGCAGATTCGCGGAAAGAGGAGCTGAACAGCGAGATTCGCGAACTTCTGGCGAAGCGGGACCAGCTACGGGGAGAGGTCAACGGCGGAAAAACAGAGGGCGTAAACCAAGCGGAGTCGCCTCCCGCGCCGAAACCTGCGGAGCCGCGGCAACGGCCGAAAAAGCCGAAGTACGACGATTTCGACACATGGGAAGCCAAAGAGGCTGCCGACGACAAGTACGTCGAAGAGCTGGCCGATTACATGGCGGAGAAGAAGATCGAGCAGTATATCCAACAGCAACAGCAGGCGGCTGCTACCCGGACGATGCAGGAGCGTCTGGATGCGGCAAGCGCTCGATACGGCGAAGAGGCAGAGCCCAAGATCCTCCACACGGCTACCACCGTATTCGAGGACAAGGGGGTGGCTGTAGCCGTAAAGGTTGCGATGAATCGCAGTCCCGTGCTGGTGGATGCGTTGTACGTGCTCGGGTCGGACTCCGGCAAGTTGGCTGACTTTGTGTCCCTCGCGAAAAAGGATCCGATCGAAGCGATGCGGGAGTGGTTCGTAGTCGAAGGGCTGGTAAAGCAGGAATTGGCTAAAGCCGAAAAGGCCGAGGTCAAGGATTCTACTCCTGCGCAAGGCCCGGACGGCAAATTTCTCCCTTCTGCCAAACCGAAGACGCCGGCTCCGCCGGTCGAGCTGGGGGGCAAGTCGAGCCCTCCAGGCGACGAGCGGGACCGTGCAGCGGCAGCAGGCAACGTCCGGGCGTTTTTCCAGGAGGGGAACCGCCGGGACTTCGCCCGCTGGAAAGGGCAAACATAACCCGTGGCAGCCAATAGCTTCGCAAATACGAGTTGGGTCAGCCTGGAGGTCCTCCGGCTGCTCGTCAACAAGCTCGTATGCGCCGAGTACTTCAACAGGAACTGGGAGAAGGACTTCAATCGGGAGTTCGCGCCCGGATCCTCGATACAGATCAAGTTCCCGCAACGCTTCACGATAGTGGACGGTATGGGCTATAGCCCCCAGGGAATCAACCGCATCACGACGACGGTCTCGCTGGACAACTGGATTCAGGTCCCGTTTGAGTGGGACGACTACGAACGCGCGGTCAAACTCGAAAGATCCGAGGAGGAGCTGCGCGTCAACTACTGGGCTCCGGCCGCCGCGGCGATCGCGCAGGAGGTGGATAGCAGGGCCGCCAACTGGGCCCGCTACAACTCCAGCAATTTCGTAGGGACACTCGGGACGGATCCCAATTCCGTCACGACGTACTACCAGGCGAGAGCCATGCTGGAACGGGAGGCGAGCCCTCCCGGGCCGAGGTGCATGCTGATCTCGACTTCGATGATGTCCACGCTCGGGGGCAACATCACCAACGTCTTCAACCCGCCGTCGGAAATCTCGCGCATGTGGAAGACCGGCACCATCGGAAAGCTGGCGGCATTCGAGTTTTTCGAATCGAACTCCCTGTGGACCCATACGGCGGGCACTTGGGCAGGCGTGGTCAAGGTGATCGGCGCAAATCAGACCGGCAACCAGCTCATCATTCAGGGAACCGCAGGCGACACAATCAATCCGGGGGACAAGTTCTCCCTCGCGAGCGTCAACATGACGAACCCGATGACGCGGAGGTCGGCGGGTCCGGCGACTCTGCGCTCATTCAGCTGTCCTGCCGGCGCAACGCTTACTGGAGGATCGGACACCATCACCATCCTCCCGCCGATTTACGGACCGGGCAGCCAATACCAGAACGCGGATGCTCTCCCGGCGAATAACGCGGCGCTGACGTTGTGGCCCGGGACCACCGCCCCTAACGGAAAAACCGGCACAATCGGCCTGGCGCTATCGAAAGAAGCTTTCGCACTGGTCGGGGGAAAACTCTATCTCCCGAAGGCCGTCGAAGCGAGCGCACAACAGCAAGACCCGGAGACCGGAATCGCTCTGCGAAAAGTCATTGCGTGGGATCCGGTGCGATCGATGCAGGTCAACAGGTGGGACTCGTTGATCGGGTTTGGGAATCTCTATCAGCAGAACGGCGCCGTAGCGGTGCTCGGAGCATAAGGAGGAATCGATGCCAAGAGTCAGTTCACATTTTGGGATTCAGGATCCGCGGCTCCAGTCATTGAGCTTCCCGCTGATTGCTCCGGTCACCATTGCGACGGCCGGCAACGTCACCTACACGCCGGCCCAACTTCTGGGCGGCTGGATCATTCGCGACGGCAACGGCGCCGCCCGCACGGACAATCTGCCCACGGCAGCGCAGATGGCGGAAGCGGTGCAGGGCGCCATGATCGGGACCTCTTTCGAGTTCGAATTACGGAACTCGTCAGCCACGGCGATCGCGATCACACTGGCGGCGGGAACCGGAGGCTCGATCAGCGGGACCGCCAATGTCGCCCAGAGCAACACCCGGACCTATCTGTTCGTGTTTACCGGCGTGGCAGTCGGGTCAGAGGCGTATATCGTCTACAGCCGCGGAACGGCGGCGTACTAAGGGGGCGTCCGGAGGCCCGGCGTGGCCTCCGGACTTTGTTTATGACGCAAAAAGAAGAGCAGGACGCGATGCGGGCCCTTTACGGGGAGCCTACGACAACCACCGAAACACTGAGTTACGAAGACCGCGTGCGGATGCGCAGGCTCCTGGACGAGCTGGACATGAAGCAGGCCGGAGGCATGCGGGAGTTCGACCTCAACAAGCCTCCGGCTGCGCCGTACACGTTCCGGGAGTATCCGTTCCTGATGTATCACCCCACCGAAAAGCCCCGGCCGGCGCGAAACCGGGAGGAGCGCTTGCGGATGAGCGCGGCGGGGTGGAGCGAAGGTCCGCAGGCCGGGGTGGAGGCGCCTCCGGCGAGGGTGATGACGTACGCGGACCAGCTCGAGGCCGAGGAGGCCGATCGAAAGTTGAAGGAGGGACACCATGACGACGAACCCGGAAGCGATAATGCACGAGCCGCAGTCAACGCAGCACGGCGCGGAAGACCTCGTAAGCAAGGCGGACCCGAAATATCCGCTGTTGGTCTACAACCACAAGTCGCGGACGACGAAGGCGGCGAAGGACCAGAAAGAATTTGACGATCTGAAGAGCAAGGGATACGACATCGACCCCTATCCTCCCGAGAACCCGGATTACCTGACGAAGGAGGATGTGGAGGTGCTCGAGGGGTTGCTGCACAAGGCGGCGCAGGCACTCGCCAAGCTCGGCCAACTCAGCGAGCAGCAGCACGCGCAGGAGAGCAAGGAGCCCCCTGCCATGAAGGGCAACCGCAAATGATGGATCCGATTCTGCCGGGAGGCGCATTTCCGGATCATTACCAGTCGTGGGCATACCGGCACAGCCGGTTGATGACCTCGATCGCCGCGGGGCAGAATCCGATCCCGGACCCACTGGCGGCCGTTCCGCCCCCTGGAGCGACGACCCGGAAAGACCCTCCGCCGCCGGCCGCACCGGAGGGCCCGGGCGGCGCATATTCGGCGCAACGCGAGCAGAATCTGGCCCACCTGATGAGCCAGGAGAGCATCGCGATCGCAGCCGGTGGCGGCTGATATGGCTTCGAACATCTCGGACATTTTGACGGATGCGCTCATCTACGTAGGAGCATACGCGCAGGGCCAGACGCCGAACACGGACGACATGAGTCTGGCCTTGCGCGTCATGAACCGAAAGATCGATTCTCTGAGCGCAGAAAAACTGTCGATGGTCGGACTGAAGCGCGCCTCGTACCCGCTTACCGGAGCCGCAAATTACACCTATGGTCCGGGACAGACATGGTCCGCAATGGCAAGGCCGATCAAGATCAAGTCCGCGTCCACGTACTCCGCTTCTGCCACGCAGCACGAGGCCCGACTGCCTACCGCGGAGGTATGGTCCGCAATCCTCGACAAGACCAGGACTGGTATTTTTATCGAGGATCTCTTCTACGACAACGGTTTTCCAACCGGCATTGTGTACGTGACGCCGATGCCATCGGGAGGACAGTGCATCCTGTGGACCTACGAGGCCATCCCGCAACTCGCGGGCACGACCGGGACGGTCTCGCTGGCTCCGGGATTCGAACAAACGCTCGTGACCATCGCGGCCGTGGATCTGTGCAGCGCATTTCAGCGTCCGCTGACCGCGGAACTCAATAATGCGGCCATGCAGGCCAAGCAGGTAATCGTGGAGCTGTGCGCCGAGATCTACAATGCTCCCGCGCAACCTCCCGAGGGACCAAATCCGGCGTCTCCGCCGGCATTGAGGACGGTCTGATGGCAATGATGCTCAAGGATGCCCTGTACATTGCGTTTCGTGAGGCCAGGATCCTGCTGCGGCCGCAGGCCGTGGATTCGGATAACGAATTGGCAGACGGCCTGATCTTCGCCAATCAACTGGTGGACCTCTGGAGTGCGAGATCCTGCTATGCGTACACGACCACGTTTCGCACCTTCAATCTCACTCCCGGGCATCAGCCGCATTTGCTCGGGCCCGGGCTGACCGCCCCGGATTTCGCCGTGAACCAGAGGCCGGCGCGGATTATCTCCGCCGCACTGGTGCTCACCGACAGCACGCCTGTGGATCAGCCGATGAACATCCGGGACGCGGCCTGGTGGGCCAGGCAGCGAGTGAAGGACCTCCAGAGCACCGTCCCCACGGACCTTTACTACGAGGCCGACTATCCGAACGGCCAATTGTGGATCTGGCCGATTCCCTCGGTGGCGTATCCCATCCGTCTCGAGAGCATCGTCACGTTGCAGCAGTTTGCGACGATCAACGACCCGTTTATCGCCCCGGCGGCCTACCTGCGGGCGTTTACCCTGACGCTGGCGGAGGAACTGAGCGATGTGTGGGGGACCACGGCTCCTCCGGGGCTCGCGGGGCGGGCGCTGAAGGCCAGGGACGCCCTTCAGAGCAACAACAACCTGCCTCCGCGGATCTCATCGGCAGACTGGGGGACCTTTTCCCAAAGCGGAGCCGACTTCAATTACCTGACGGGAACGGTTCCGGATTGAGTATGACCACATCAGAGGAATTCGAAATCGCTGCGCGGTGCCTCCAAGAAACAGTCCTGGAATTCGAGAACGTAGTGTCGAAGCTCGGATTGCTCGCTCAAACGTTTCGCCGGCTGTCGAGGCAGCAGACCGGACCATCGGATTTCGATTACCGAACCGGCATGCCGCCGGCCAAGCAGCAATAGCTTATGCCGAGATTCGACGCATTTTGTGGACCTTCGAACCTGGCCGGCTCGAGCAATGTGTCGTCGGAATTCACGATGAACTGGATGCCGGAGCGGCCCGCGGTCCCGGTAGAGGGGCAGGGAACCGATCTGCACGACAAGAACATCCGCTGCCACCTGTTCCGCTCGCCTGGCTTGTCAACGTTCTTTGTGATGCCGCATGCGCCATGCCGCGGCGTATTCGGGGGTTCGTTTCGACTGTTTGCGGTGGGAGGAGACCATTTCTACGAGATCTTCTACGACGGGACGTGGAATGACCGATCCAATCCCGGTTTCAGCGGCTCCTCTGGGGTAGGGCCGGCAGGGGGCACGATCGGCAACGACGGGCTGCCGGCGCAATGTATCTTCAACGGCGCGCAAGCTCTGGTGATCTCGGCGGGGAATGCGTATTGCGATAGCGGGAATGGCCCGGTGCAGGTCCAGTTCTCGATTCCGTTGTCGGGGCTGGTAATCGACTCGGCGGATACTACCGGGTTCACTCTCACGATTCCGGGGGAAGCCTCTCCGTTCGACGCGACCGACGTGGGAAGAACCATTCAGATCGTCGGAGGCGCCGGGTTCACGATCGGCACGAATGTCATCACGTCCGTGAATACGACCGGCGAGGCGATCGGGACCACCAGTTGGGGCACGCCCGGAAGCACGCTGGGATACGGCTACGAGCTGCTGGGGAAGACGTTTACCGATCTCCACCTGGTGAGCCCGGTGCTGATCGCGTCGGACAGCCACCCGTTCGGGGCGGATGACGTGGGCACCAAGCTCACCATCACGAGCGGGACGGGATTTGTGACCGGCACCTACACCATCACCGGGCTCGCCATGTCCGTGGATGGCAGCACTCCCACGGGGCTGGCGATCCTCAACACGACCGCAGGCGCGGCGGGATCGACCGGGGGCGCGGGATCGATAGCGGCAATGTACGTCACCGCATTTCAGGGAGCATACCTCGACGGCTATTACTTCGTGATCCCGAGTCCGGTTACGCGGTCGGTCTACTACTCCCATCTGCACGACGGCACGATGTGGGAGCCATCGGACGTTTTTCAGAAAGAAAACTACCCGGACAACGTTGCCGCGCTTTTCAGCGATCACCAGGAGTTGTACACATTTGGGCAGTTGCAATCCACGCAGGTCTGGCGGGACACAGGAAACTTTCCGAATCCGTTTGCGCCGGATCCCGGGGCGGCGATCCAGGTGGGCTGCATGGCGCCCTGGTCCGTAGTGCGACTGGGAAACGGGGTGGCGTGGATCGGGTGGGACAGCGTCAAGGGGGCCCGGAGAGCCTATCATGCGGTGGGCTACAATCCGGTCCCCGTCTCGACTCCCGCGGTGGAGGACGAGTGGTCCGGCTATGCGCAGGTCATGGATGCCGTTGCGTTCAATTATTCGGATCTCGGGCACGAATACTGGGTGATCACGTTTCCGACGTCCAACACCACGTGGGTGTACGACGCGGCCACTCAGTGGTGGCACAAGCGCGGATGGTGGAATGCCAGCCTCAGCAGGTGGGAGAGGATCCGGCCGTGGGTGCACACCGTGGTTGCTCTCTATGGCGAGAACGGCGCGGAGCATCACTTTGTGGGGGATTGGTCAACCGGCAACATCTACAAGATGGGATGGCAGTACAAGACGGACGACGGGACTCCGATCTACCGGAGGAGACGGGCTCCGCATATGACGCTCGAGAACATGCGGAGATTCTTTGCGCGTTTCGAGATCGATTGCGATGTGCTGGGCCTGCAACGGATTTTCTGGAACCGTCTCGGATGCGGCCGGGACCGGATCTGGCAGCTCGACAGCGTGCAGCTCACGGAGACCGCAGGGGTGACGCTCACGCTGGGGTTCTCGGATGACCGCGGGCAGAGCTGGCAGACGTTGTTTTCGCAGTCGCTCGATCCCTCGGTGGATGTTGCGCTGGCGAATGCGTACCTGAACTACGTGGACGCGAACTGGCACTGATATGCCGAATTTCCCGAACACGAACCTGAAGCAGTTGCCGATCCCGGTTGCGCCGGCAGGCAGAGTCCAGATAGTCAATCCTGCCGATGGCACGATCACGAGATCGGGGCAGTTGCTTCTCGAGCAGGTGCAGGCTGTTGCGCTATCGCTGGCGTCCGGGGATCAAACCGGAGGTGGCGGGGGCGGGGGTGGA